GGTAAGAGATTAGAACTTGAAAAACCCCAACCATTAGGAATACTAACAGGATATAGGGATTTAGACAGAATGTTAAAAGGAATAGTTGAGGGCAGTTTAGTAACGTTATTAGCTAGAAGTGGTATAGGGAAAACTACATTTGCATTGGATTTAACTAAAAAAATAGCAATTGAAGGTAAATCAATAACATACTTTTCATTAGAAATGCCACCGGAGCAGATGTTTTTGAAAATGGTGCTAACACAAGCTAAGCTGAAAATAGAAGAGTATATATCTATTACTAGGTATAGCGAAAAAATTATTAATGATTTATCAATTGCAAGTAATAAAATAGCTGCTTTGAATATTAATTTTTCAAAAGAAAGAGATATAAGTAAAATTGTAAATTTAATAAACTATTACGTTAGAAAGAAAAAGACAAAGATATTTGTTATAGACTATTTAAACATAGTTAAAAGTGATATAAAAACGAATAATACTGATATTCTATACAATGAAATTACAGCAGAACTTAAACAAGTAGCATTGAAAACAGGAGCAATTATATTCTTAGTGGTACAAGCTAATAGGACAGTAGATAGCCAAGCAGATAAAAGACCCAACTTAAAAGATATAAAAAGCTCATCATCTATCGAGCAGAATAGCGACTATATAATATCGTTGTATAGGAACTTAGATTTCAATAATCCAGCTAAAAGGAAAGAAGCATTTGATAAAGGAAAAATTGATTACAATAAACCTAATGCAGATGTTAATCCGGAATGTTTTGAACTTATTGTATTAAAGAACAGGCATACTGGATCATGTGGAACAGTTTATTTAAAATACTTATCTAATTTAGGGTTTTTGAATTGGATATTTTAAATAAAGAAGGTATTTCATGAAAGAAAATATTCAGTCATTAGTTAGGAGAGTAGGAGAAAAATATCAACAATCACCAAAGGAATTAAGAATATTTATAGGCAAGGTACTTGAAGGAACGATTAAACTATCAAGTGATAAAAAAATAAAATAGAGAGGGAGTATTAATGATGAATAAAGAGTTAAGAGAAAGATATTTCACATTAAAGGGTAAGTTTTTGGAATTGAAGGATAAGATGATTGAGAAAAAACATGATTCTATGACTTTAGCAATAGCGTCAAATGAATCGCTTGCAGCAATATATTTTGATGATTTCAAGTTGACATTTTATGAAAAATTACAAGAAATAGACTTAATACTATATCTTAATTCACAAATGGTAGGAAGTTTGAATATCGCCGAAAGTAATAAAAATTTTCAATTCGATTTCTATTTTGATGAGGTAAATGTTGATTTTATAACTGTAGAAGAAAAAAAGGCATGCTAATTTATGAAAGGAATGATTTCATGATTAAGATAAAAGCTACATTTCAAAATACAGAAGAGAAGGAAAAACTTATACAACAGTTATCAAGAGAATTCAAAATATCAAAGATTTCAAAAGAATACAAAAAAGAAGGTTTAAGTAAAAGAATTTACATAAACCTTAAAAATAAATAAAAAAAAGCTCATTCCTAAAGGAACAAACTATAACCCGCAATTATAGTTTAACCTTTAGGAGTGGAAAAATCAAGTGTTTGGAGGGGAATTCCATGAATAAAAAATATATTAAGGCTAAATTAACAACAGAAAAAACATTAGGAATGTTAAATAACATACGTAAAATTGCAAGTGTTTATGAATTTGAGGATAAACAAGTTTATAAAGCATTAGAGAATGTAATAGAAAGCATTGAGGATTTTATTAATGAAATAGAGTATTATTCTAAAAGTGCAGAGGTAGGGAAATTATATATAAATTCTAATGGTAGATATGAATTAAACAGTAAAGAGCTCTATAGTGGTTATCCAATAGAAGTATATAACGAAGAATATGGAGAATGGAACGCTGGAAGAATAGAGTATAGCAATAAGTATGGTGGATATTATTTTTATAACTGTGATGAGGAACATTTTGCTTTGAATGATGGAATGAAAGCAAGAATAAGGGGTTGAGGTGATATTATGAGTGTATATATACTATTTGAATATATCAAGGAATGTAAAAAGAAGAATATAGAGCCTAGTCAAAAAGGACTATATGATTATAAAAAATTGAGGGAAATAAAATATGCAATAAACGTTGAAAATTATACACTTTAAGGGTATTTTATGATATAATATCAATAGAGATAAAAATAAATATTTAAGTACCCCACAGTGATGTGGAAGCCATGAATATAAGGCACGGGAAATTAACTTAACGGAGAAATCCGTTGAGTTGTTCTTGTGCTTTTTTATTTTGTTAGGAGTGATTAGGTGTCATTTTTGAGTAAATTATTTGGTAAAAATAAAAGTCCTACAAATGCAGGACGAATTGAAGTAATGAATGGAAGTCCTGCAATGTTTACTCCATTTAGTGGAAATGCATACGAAAGCGATATATACAGAGCAGCAGTTGATGCAATAGCAAGAAATGCGGCGAAACTTAAACCAACACATGTGATAACAATACAAGGTCAAAGAAAAGACGGAGATAGTCAATTAAATAGAATATTGCAAGTAAGGCCAAATCCATACATGACAGCTTATGACATGATTTATAAATTAGTAACTCACTATTATTTATATAATAATGCATTTGCTTATTTGCAGAAGGACGATAGGGGTAATTTAACTGGCATATATCCGTTAAGACCTTTACAAATGGAATATATGACAGATCCAACTGGGGAATTGTATTGCAAGTTTTTATTTATGGGTGGTAAAACTTTTATAGTACCATTTAAAGAAGTATTCACAATAAGAAGGTTTTATAATTCAAATGATTTGTTAGGAGATACAAACACAGCTATAATACCAACTTTAGAATTAGCACATACCCAAAGCGAAGGAATTAAAAATTCTATAAAATCAAATGCAACAATAAGAGGTATCTTAAAATATAACCAGGTATTAAGTCCGGAGAAGTTAAAGCAAGAAAAAGAAGCGTTTATAAATGATTATTTGAACGTAAGTAATACCGGAGGAATTGCAGCTATAGACAATAAATTTGATTATATTCCTTTAGAAAATAAGCCGATAGCTATAAATGATAAGCAATTACAAGCAGTAAAACAGAAAATATATGATTATCTAGGAATATCAGAAAACATTGTAAAGAGTACATACAATGAGGATGAATGGGCGGCATTTTATGAAAGTGTAATTGAGCCTTTAGCCGTGCAATTTTCATTGGAATTAACAGATAAGTTGTTTACCCAAAGAGAGCAGGCATTTGGTAATTCGATATTACTTGAAGCAAATAGATTACAATTTGCAAGTAATACAACAAAGACCAATATATTAAAAGAATTAATGCCATTAGGGTTATTTACAATTAACCAGGCATTGGAAATATTAAATTTACCGGCAGTTGAGAACGGCGACAGAAGGGTCCAAACGTTGAATGTAGTATCAACGGATATAGTAGACCAGTATCAAATGAAAGGTAAAGGAGTAAAAGAAAATGAAGGAGATTAGAACAGCTAATTTAAGAGCCACAGACCCGGCAGGGGAAAGCGGTTTTAAATTAGAAGGTGTACCTATAGTATTTGATACACCAACTAAAATAAATGATGTATTTGGTTCATATACAGAGATAATAAAAAGGGGTGCTTTGGATAATGCAGATTTATCCGACATAAGGTTACTTTATAATCATGATATGAGTAAAGTACCATTAGCACGAACACCAAAAACAATGAGGTTTAATTTAGAACCGGCAGGGCTAAAGATGACCGCAGAGTTACCCAATACCGAAGAAGGTAAAAGCGTTTATACGGCAGTAAAACGTGGGGATTTATCCGGTATGTCATTTGCTTTCAAAGTACCACCGGGAGGAGATACATTTGATGCAAAGACCAATACTAGGACAATAACAAAAATTGAAAAGGTATATGAATTTAGTATTACACCATTTCCAGCGTATCCGCAGACTTCAATTGAAGCAAGGACAGCTATTCAAGGAACATGGGATAAACAAAAAGAAAAGGATAAATTAAGAATAAAAGTAAATCAAATATTGAAAAGGAGTGTATAATCTATGAAATTTGAAACAATTGCAGACGCATTTAATTATTATAGAAATTCAAGTGTAGCAGATATTGAAAAGAGAGCTACAGAGATAGGAAATATAATTGATACAGACCCAAAGGCAGATATTGAAAGTTTGAATATAGAACTTGAAGGATTAAAACAAGCAAAGACAAATATTGAAGAAAGAAGTAAAGGAGCAAACGGCGGTAACTTTAATCCAATAACAGAAATGAACTTCAATAACAATCAAAATAAAGTACCGGAAGGCGATATATTCGCAAGTAAGGAATATAGAAATGCTTTTTATAAAAACTTATTAGGTCAGAAGCTTACAGAAGTTGAAAATAGAACTTTTAAAAGAGCAATGGAAATCGTAGAAGTTGAAAAGAGAACAGATGCATTTAGTACAACAACAAATGCGGCAGCAATATTGCCAACAACTACATTGAATGAAATTATTAAAAAAGCTCGTACAATGGGAGGCTTAATCTCAAATTGTAGAGACTTCAATATACCAACAAATATAAGCGTACCTATTGGAACACCTTCAAGTAAAGCACAATGGCATACAGAGGGAAAAATGGTTGATAGTGAAGACCCAAGTAAAAACATAATAAATGTTAAATTTGCAGGGTATGAAATAATCAAAGTATTTTCTATATCAGCAGCAGCAAAGAAAATGACAATATCAGCATTTGAAAGTTATATCATTGATGAATTAAATAATTGTGTAATGGAATGTATAGCAGATGCATTAGTTAATGGAACTGGAGAAGAACAGGGAACAGGAATATTAACAGGAATTACGTGGAATGAAAAAAATAGTTTTACATTTGCAAAGGCAGGAAGTCCAACATATAAAGACTTTGTAAAAATGATGGGAATGTTAAAAAGAGGTTATGCAGCAGGAGCAAAATGGGCAATGAATAATTCAACACTATATAACCTTGTATATGGATTAGTAGATGCACAGAAAAGACCAATATTTATTGCAGACCCTAAAAATGAAGGTATAGGCTATATATTAGGAAAGCCAGTTATCATTGATGATAATATAGCAGATGATGTTATATTATTGGGTAATTTTAATTATATGGGTTACAATATGCCGCAAGGAATTATCATTGAAACATCAAGAGAGAGCAGTTTTAAAAGTGGCTTAATTGATTATAGAGCCTTAGCAATAGCAGATACAAAACCTTTAGTTGATGAAGCATTTATAAAGATGTCAAGAGCAGAAGCATAATAAAATATAGGGTGCTCAAAATTGAGCAGGGGTACTAGAAATTTTTATGGGGGTTGCACAAAATTACGCAGACCCCCTTTAATTTAAAATTTGATAGCTCAAAATTGAGCGGTCAAATATAGAGAGGTGATATTAGATGATTATAGATATAGAAGAAGCTAGAGATACTTTAAGAATAGATGGAGCATATGCTGATACTATAATATATCCTTTATTGGAAGCTATACCGTCATATTTAGAAACTACAACAGGTAAATCATGGGACACAGTACCTGTACAACCATTAGCAAAACAAGTAGCCAAGTTTATATTGATAAAATGGTTTGAAGGTACAGACGAATATGATAAAACAATTCAAGGATTATTGATAGCATTAACAGCATTGGGAAGGGAAAACAATGGCTAAGGAATATGCAAAAAACTTTTATAAGAGCAAAGAATGGATTAAATGTCGTAATAGTTTTATGGCGAGTAAAAATTATATATGCGAAAGATGTGGTAAACCTGCATATATAGTACATCATAAAGAGCATATAACACCATCTAATATTAATAATCCAAACATTACGTTAAATTGGGATAATCTTCAAGCATTATGTATTGAATGTCATAATGTGGTTCATGGAAAATGTGAAGCTTGTATTAATGGAGTAGCGTTTAATGATAACGGAGATTTAATTTATACCCCCCAGGTCGAAAAATAAAACGGAAGCCGTCAAGACCGGGCGGCACCATTTCAAAGCCTCTCTATTATTTTTTTGTATTAAGCGAGGGGTAAAACAAAACAAAAAAGAGGTGATTTTATGGTAACTTCAAAGAAAAATATTAATTTATCCAAGGATATGAAACAACTTAAAAAATTATTAAAAGATATACCAAAAGATAGACAACCAATAGCACAAAGTTTATTTAATGAACTATCGTTTATGCAAAAAACACTTGTTAAATTAAAAGAACAAATCGAAGAAGATGGACCAGTTTCAATGTTTAAGCAAGGTAAACAGGAATTTTTAAGAGAACATCCAGCACTAAAAGGTTATAATACAACAATTCAAAGATATAGTTTATTATATAAACAATTAACAGAATTATTACCACCAATAGAAGAAAAAGAAAAATCAGACCCTTTGATTGACTTCATAAAGGGGGCTTAATATATGAATTACATAATTGAATACTGGAAAGGAATTAAAAGCGGTAAATATATCGTATCTAAAAGAGTTCATAAACAATACGAAAAGCTTGTCAATGATATTAATAACCCAGGTCAATATATATTTGATGAAACCAAAGCAAACAAGCCTATTGAGTTTATAGAAAGATTTTGCAAACATAGTAAAGGGGAATGGGCGGGAAAGCCAGTTATATTGGAGTTGTTCCAAAAGGCGTATATTTCCGCCTTATTTGGTTTTATAGATAAATATACAGGGTTGAGAAAATATAAGGAAACCATGTTTTATGTGGCTAGGAAAAATGGAAAAACAACAATGTTAAGCGGTATTGCTGCATATATGATGACAGCAGACGGTGAGGGTGGAGCAGAAGTTTTTTCAATAGCGACTAAGAAAGACCAAGCAAGAATATTATTTGACGAAACCCACAATATGGTTAAACAAAGTCCGGACTTATCAAAGCATATAAAAAAGCGAAAAGCGGATTTATATTTTCCGTTAACCATGAGCCGATTTCAACCATTAGGCAAAAATAGTGATACACTAGATGGTTTAAATGCTCATTGTGTTATCATGGATGAATTACACGGTATTAAAGACCGTAATTTATATGAAGTAATGAAACAATCTATGAGTGCAAGACGTCAACCCTTAATGGTTATGATAACCACGGCTGGAACAGTTAGAGAATGTATATTTGATGATATGTACGAGTACGCTTGTAACGTAGTTGATGGGACTTTTAATGATGATACATTTTTACCTATTCTTTATGAACTTGATAAAAAAGAAGAATGGACAGACCCGGAAGCATGGGGAAAAGCAAACCCGGGATTGGGAGTTATAAAAAAAGTTGATGATTTAAAGGTTAAAGTTGAAAGAGCAAAGAATAATCCAAAGGATTTAAGCGGAATATTAACAAAAGATTTCAATATCAGAGATACTATAAGTAGTGCATGGCTTACATTTGATGATTTAAATAATACGGCAACCTTTGATATAGCAGATTTTAGAAATTGTTATGCTATAGGTGGTGCTGATTTATCTATTACAACAGATTTAACATGTGCTACTCTTTTATTAATGGATAAAGAAACAGAAAAAAGGTATATACATCAGATGTATTGGTTACCTGCAGAAAATTTTGAAAAGAGAGTGAAAATTGAAAAGATACCCTATGATAAATGGTTACATAGAGGATTATTGAGATTATGTAACGGAAATTCAATTAATTATAGTGATATAACGGTATGGTTTTTGGAAATGTTAAATAAGTATTCTATAACTCCATTATGGATTTACTATGATAGTTATTCAGCTAAATATTGGGTTGAAGAAATGGAGCAATATGGTTTTAAAATGGTAAGGTGTATTCAAGGAGCAAAGACTTTAAGTTTACCAATGCAAATGATGGGAGCAGATCTTCAAGCTAAGAAAATAAATTATAATAATAATCCTATACTTAAATGGTGTTTAACTAATACAGGAATACAAACAGATAGAAACGGCAATATAGTTCCAATAAAAAATCAAGCGTCAAAACAACGTATTGATGGAGTAGCTAGTATGTTAGATGCTTATGTGGGATTATATGAACATTATGAGGAATTTATAAGGGCATTATAGCAAGGTTTATAAATTAATTATTAAACGCTAAATGACGTAACGAATCGTTACCCCATCATAGATTCATTATTTATAAATTAATTATTAAACGCTAAAAGGAATTAATAATATATAAACGCACAGAGGTGATTTAAGGTGACTAATGAGGAATTAGTACAATTATACCAACAAGGTGATAAACAAGCCTTAGAAACGATTATAGAGCAAAATAAGGGTATTGTATATACGTTGGTTAATAAGTTTTATATTAATCGAATTAATTCAGTAGATAAAGAGGACCTGGAGCAGGAAGGAATTATAGGATTGATAATAGCTGCTAACAAGTATAAATTAGACATTGAAAAGCCGTGTAAATTTAGTACTTATGCGGTTTATTGGATATATAATAAAATAAACAGATATGTTAATAAAAGAAATACCAATAATGAAACAAGTTTAAATATGCTTATTAATGAATCAGACGATACAACAATTGAAGATACTATAAGGGATAATATAGATTTAGAATATAATTGTATAGAAAAGCTATACCAGGAGGAAATGCGAAGGGATTTAGAATATTCAATGAATAAAGTAAATACGTTAAAAGAGCGTGAGATATTAATATTAAAGTATGGTTTGAATAACTATGAAAAATTAACGTACAAGGAGATTGGAGAAATATTTAATACTAATGGTGAAAGAATAAGGCAAATTAGTGCAAAAGCAATGAGGAAATTAAGGAATAATGCTTATGGATTACCAATTAAGAAATATAGAGATGAATTTATGAAAGAAAGAGCCAGTATTAAATACGATAATGTTGATTCATTAATTAACTGGTATGTGAGTTAGTTTTAACTACCCCTGCCTCAAATTTGCGGCACCCCTGCTTGAAATTTCAAGCACCCTTTTCGTTGATAATCCAACTTTCTTGGGTTCTCCTTAAATTATCTGTGATACGTTGTTTTGACGTATCCTCTCTTAGTATATGGCACTGAATTTTTCAGTTTAAAATGAAAAACTTACAAGGCTAGATGTAGGTATCTGTATTTTAC